CGTAAACCGTGACCTGATCGCCGGAAGCGGCATCAAAGCCAGCAACACCGAGCCAGTTCACGGCATTAGCGCCAGCAGGGCCGACAGTCGAAACACCGGAGACAGCAACAAGCTGCCCGCCAGTGATAGAAGCGGACGCGGCAGAAACCAGCGCCTGACCCGGAGTGTTTACCGGAAGATACTCAGCCATTTGTTAGGCCTTCCTTGATCCGTAGATGGATTCGTAGAGTTGGTCATCCTCGGAAAGCGCGTTGACCCTCGGGCCCTGTGAGGCGTCGGGGGCTGGCTTCCTTGGCTTGTTCAGATCAGCGAGGATCGAGGCCGCATCCGCACCCACTTGGCCGGCAATCCGGCGTCAAGTGCCACCTTCTGACGGAGGCTGTCGCGGCGAAGGTTCGCCAGTTCCTGAGCGGCATCTTTAGCATCACGCTGTGCCTTCTCAATCTCTGACAGTTTCGCGTCGTCAACTTCCTTCAAACGCAGCCGGTTCTTCTCGGCTTCCTTGTTGGCTTTCGCCAGCGCGGCGCGGAGTCGGTCAAGTTCGGCCGGGTCGGGCTGCGCTTCCGCCTCGGTTGCCGCGGTTTCGTCCGCTACTGCTTCGGCAGCCGCTGGGGCTTCCTCGGCAACAGCCTCGGTGGTTGTTTCGTCAGCCATCACGGCCTCCTGATCTGATCGTTTTCGTGATTCCTCATCCATCCCGGAGTAGGAAACTTGGTTGCCGCCGCGGAAAGGTCACGCGGGGAAAGGTGTGAGCAGTTTTACGCCTGATACTCAGGGCGAGGGCTAGAAGACCTGCCCGCCTGTAGCAACCCAGCGGCGGTAATCCTTTTCGACTTGCGCGGCGATCTGCGGCGTCAGCGGCGTGGTCATGATCTTGGCGCGGGGGGTCATTGACGGCGCGCCGTAAGGGTTCACGCCCTGCTGTACAAGCTCCCACCGCGCCTTGGCGTCGAAGAGTCGCCGCTCAGCCTCGGTCATGGTTGCTCGGACGGCAGGATCTCGCCCGTGAGCAATGGCATCCTCAACACGCTTACGTGCCGCCGGATACGCGCCACCATGCCCGAGTGCCCCGAAGCCCTCACGCTGCCCGGTAATCGAGCCCAGCGGATTCTGGCCGCCCGGGAGGATGTAGCCGTACTTCTCAAGGTCCTTCAAGGCAGCAGCGCGATTGTCGCCGTTCAGCTTGTAGATCGCATCTGGCGTCAGGCGCTTACCCTTGGTCAACTCGCCGCTGGCATTGCGGAAGTTGCCGCGCTTCGTAGTGCCCTCGGACGTGAACGAGCCCTTGACTGCTTGGCCGCGCTTCGATCCATCCTTGGACTCGCCCGCGTAGGACATTCCGCGCCGCGAGTTCACAACCTGGAAGATGTCGCCACCGTCGCGGATCGCCTGAGCGCCCGCCTTCGTGTAGTTCCGGTCCTGCTCCTCGGGAGAGAGTGACTTGAAATACTCGTACGGGTCGTGGACCAAGCCCTCGGTCTTGGCTGCCGCAACCGCCGTCGTCATGACATGGACACAGTCGCAACGATTATGGCGTCTAAAACCCGCATTCCAGCGGTAAACGCGGCCTGCGAGGATCGAACACCGCGAGCACGACGGCGGGTTCAGCATGCGCACATAAGAAACCCGATTGCGCGCTGCCGTATCAACGCCAGCCGCGCCGCGCCCCGCGTCCGCAACCTGCGTCCGCGTGATCGTCGTCAGGAACTTGCCGCCCTGCTTCAATGCCTGCTTGGGATCCAAGCCGCCAGCAATGAGCGTCTTCACATGCGGCACCGGGGCATACAGCAAGCCCTCCAGCGTGCGCCCATCGGACGCAACCCCGCCGAACGCCTTAGGATCCACAAAGTGCTGCGGCGCCTCGTAAAGCCCCTGATCCGCGAGTGTCTGCGCACCGTAGGACGCGCCGGCGGCCGCCGCCTTCACCTGAACGCCCGACAGTACGGGGAGCAGTAGCGGAACCTGAGCCACCCACGAGCCCGTCAGATCCGCCAGGCTAACCTCAGCCCACAGATCCGCCGCAGCCAGCACCACGAGGCCCTGCAAACGCTGCATCTGCTTGTAATGGGCAACCGCAGCGTCCGGGATCATTGCTAACCCCCGTTCACAGCCCTAGCAAGATTCGCAATGTCAGGGTTCGACTTGGCGCGGTCGTCCATGTCGAGCATGTTGTCCCGCTGCGGCTGCGTGTAGCCAAGATCAATCCGGGCCTGCTCAATCGGGACAATGCCCGTCTGAACCAGCTTCACGGTCGCGTCGGCCTTCTGCGCGATGGTCGGCGTGGACGGATCACGCCACACCGTCTCCAGCGTCTTGGCCTGCTCATCCCACACGCCAGTCTTGATCCGCAACACAAGCCGCTGCACATCCTCCCAAGACCCGCCGAAGTACGTGTGCTTACGCTCCACGCGCTTGACGAGCTGGGTTTCAGAGGATCGGATAGCATCGGCCGACGCCGGATTGTCGCCAACAAAGCTCAGGTAATGCGGAGGCAGGGCGAGCATCTGAGACGCCAACTGCGCCAGGAGCTTGATCGAGTTGTGAAAGACCGTCAAGTCTGACTCTTGGAACTGGCCGAACTTCGCTTCGTGATTCTCTGAACCCCACAAAGTGCCAGTGTCGCGGGACCATGCGCTGATCGGCTTGCCGTTAGCGTCAACAAAATCGTCAGCCCGCAAACCAACAGCCCAGCGCCGCGGCATCGCGTGATACTCGGCGCTCACCATCATGTCCGTAGCCATCTTGTTGGCCGCGTCAGCAACCGGGATGACATCCTGGAACTCAGACAACCCATCCGGCCGCATGATCCGCGGGCGGTTCACCAGCGGGACAACGGGCACGTGGCCTAATTCGTGATCATCGGCGGCACCGTCAGACGTCCACGCATCCTTGAAAGTGAACGATTCCGTCGAATTCGGCAGGTAGAGTGTCGCCCGCTGGACAATATCCTTACCCTCACCCTCCTGCCACCGCTTCACAGCAGCAGAAACGCGGCGGGTCCGAGGATCGCGCTCAGCGAAGACCTGAAACGGGCTCTCCACAGTCACAACCGGGTCGGCATTATCGCCGTCACCCGAGCCGACGATCACATACGAACGGCCCAGCACCAGTGCGTCAAGGTGCGCCTGCTGCGACTGCTCATCAAGCCCGTTCGCCTGCCAAATCCGCCACAGTTCATCATCACTCGAAGAACTGCCGCGATACCGGAAACCCTCGATGTCCAGGCGGTTCTCATACGCCTCAGCACCAAACCGGAGCCAATTGAGCACGAGCTGCGACACGCGGTCGCCGATCTCCGCATGTACTTCAACGGCTGCGCGCCCTCAAAATACTTATCGACACGGTCAAGGCCAGGGATCAGCCCCGAAAGCTTCGTATCCAGCCGAACAAGGGCACTAAGATCAGCCATCAGGCCCTCCATCGATTAGGAAACAACAACACGGCGCCTCACTGCGGCAATAGGCCACTCGCCAGCCACGAGCGCATCAGACCACGCCTCGTAGCAGAGGATGGAAGACATGGCTTGGTCAATCTTCTGGTTTTCGTTCGGCTTGCCGAGGATGTACCGCTGCCCCGTGCGAGCCCGCACGATGGCATTCAGCACGTGAATCTTGGTTGTCGGGCAACCGTCATGCGTAAACTGCGTCTCGTCGCCGTTTACGGCCTGCTTGAACGCCTCAAGGACCGGATGGACCTTGGTAACGCTTGAGGTCTCCCAAGCGAACACCGTTGGCTTGTCATCGGCATCCTTGTACTTCGCCTGCCACTGCTTCAGCTCAAGCCGCCAAGAGTCATCCTCGACAACTTCCATAGCGTCAGCCTCAGCAGAGATGCCGCGGGCAGAACCGGCGGGATCGAAGTAGGCGCGCACCACATTGAACCGCTCCTGAAGTTCATCAAAGGCGGCGCGAACCTCACCACGCGGGATCAGTAGCGAAGCGTCATTCGGTCGCCAGATCGTCGGGACCTGATGCGGCCCATATGTCGGCGTGAACTGGTAGCCGTCCGCCGTCATGGCCCGGAAGCCCGTCCAGTCATTGTTGTTCGACAAGTCGCCGGCAACAACAATCGCAGTACCGTCCGGAACTTCCCGCGGGGCGGCCTTGCCGTCCCATGGAACTTCCTTCAGCCATGAACCGGAGCCCTGCACGCGACGATTCCCATAGAAACGCTCGGTCTCCGCAGGGTCCCGGCGCATCGCAGCCTCAATGTCCGCCTCAAGCGTCGGCAGGTTCATTAGCACCCAGGGAGCATCCGAGTAGTTGAACTTGAGGATCTTCTTTCGATCCGCCTTATTCGTCCACTTCAGATGCTTCGGGGGCTCGATGTGCTGGATGTAAACCGTCTTGTCGCGGCTGTTCTCCACGAGATCCTTGACGACATTGTCCGTCGCCTTGTCATCCGGGTTTGTCATGATCGCGCCACGCCCACCCATGGCGGTCAGGCCGCGAGACTGGGTCCGGTAGACGTTCCACATGTTCTCGGAGTCATACAGGCCAGCCTCATCCCACAGGACGAACGTGACACGCTGGCCTAGCCGGCTCTTAGCCTTCGCCGTAACCGGCACGATCTGGCAGTGCTTACCGCCAGGCAGCCGGATAACCTCTTCACCCGTCCGCGTGATCTGCTCCGACAGGGGGCCAAAGTCAATCATCGGCCGCAACGCGTCAAACGTGTTCGCCGTCTGCGCCTCAGAGTTTGCCGTGATCTGAATCAGGGGGGAGGGCCAGCGCCGCGCCATAGCCTCGCCGGGGAGGTACTCATAGACCCACCCGCAACCGCAATTATGGTCGCGGCAGTCCCATTTCTCACCACCGCGAGCGAATCCAGCGAAAAGCGCCGGCCCGAC